GGAGTCACTTACTCACAATTCATCAACGCATCTATTACACGCACAACATGGCGCAATTCTGCGCCTTTTGACCCGAGGTTTATTAAAACCGCGCTTGTATGTATATATATACTCCAACAATAAATTTCTGTTATATTTAATCCCCCCCTCAGAGTACTAAAAGTACTCCTCGGAATGTGTGACGTACGTCACATTGTACGCATACAGAGAGGGGGTCTGGGAAAATACTTTCCCAACCCACTCGGAAAAGACCCGTTTGAACGGGTCTTCTATAGTATATAGATAATATATACGGAGTCGCTCCGTTTAAGACTCCGCTCCTCCTATATATATAGATTTGAAAATTTTTTTATCAGAATGCCCCCCTTATGCCGTTTCTAAGAGGCGTTAAATCGGCGTTATTGGACGGGATATATCATGGGTCGCAAAGCAGGAAAACAGTCCTTTAGTAAGGACGAGGCACAGGCTAAAGTACTAGCCCTTCTAGAACAGGGTGCCACAATTACAGCGGCAATGGCAGCCGTGGACCGTCAGGACACCGCCTTCCGCCAGTGGTCAATGCAAGATGCTGACTTCAAGGAAAAGGCTGACAAAGCCCGCCTTGCAGGCAAGGGCATTAAACAAGATTTAGCAGAACTTAAGGATATGCCTTTCCATGAGTTCTCAGAGCAGTTCCTTGGTTCTAAGTTATTCAACCACCAATTGGACTGGATTGACCTAATTGAGGGTAATGTCCCTCGTTGGCTGCCGTCAGGTATGACCTACGAGCCAGGAGACCCTAACCGTGTGCTCATCAATGTACCACCCGAGCACGCCAAGTCGACAACTATCACAACTAACTATGTGACATATAAGATTGTGACCAACCCTAATACGCGAGTAATCATCGTTTCTAAAACCCAGGGTATGGCTCGCAAGTTCCTAGGCGCTATTAAGACGCGCCTTTCCCACCCAGGCTACATGAAGTTACAGACCGCTTTCGGTCCTAACGGTGGGTACAAGGCGGACGCAACACAATGGTCCGCCGATATGATTTATCTAGGCACAGGACGTGACTCAGGTGAAAAGGACCCTACGGTTCAAGCACTGGGCTTTGGTTCTCAGATTTACGGAGCACGTGCAGACTTAATTATCCTAGATGACGTGGTGATGGGTTCTAACGCTCATGAGTGGGAAAAACAAATTGAGTGGTTACAAAAGGAAGTTATAACCCGTTTGGGACGACACGGTAAACTAATCATAGTTGGTACCCGTGTAGCATCTGTTGACCTGTACAAGATGATACGAGATGGCTCACAATGGACAGGTGGCAAAACCCCCTTCACATATTGTGCTATGCCTGCCGTATTGCAGTTTGACGAAAAACCTAAGAATTGGCAAACCCTCTGGCCAGAAACTGACCAGCAAGAAAATGATTTGGATGACGTACTTGAAAATGGACTTTACCCGAAGTGGGATGGACCCTCGCTCTTTAAGCGTCGCTCTGAGGTCGCTCCGTCTGTTTGGGCTATGGTCTACCAACAAGAAGATGTCCAAGAAGACTCAATATTCTCTCCAACCTGTGTGGCTGGCTCAGTCAACGGAATGCGAAAAAGAGGACCTCTAAAACCAGGTGCTCCAGGACATCCTCAGCACGTTGAAGGTTATACCATCATTGGACTTGACCCTGCTATGGCAGGTGCTACAGGTGCAGTGGTATGTACCTACAACAGAGCAGATGGGCGTATCTACGTTCTAGATGCTGTCAATATGACAGAACCTAACCCTACTAAGATTCAGAACCTCATCGAGGACTGGGTTGAAAAGTACAGACCGCAAGAACTGCGTATTGAAATTAACGCACACCAGAAGGCTTACGCCCTGGATGATAACTTGCGTAACTTCCTTGCAGGGTACGGCACACAGTTGAACTCACACTTTACTGGTAAGAACAAGTGGGACACCTCCTTTGGTGTGGCTTCTATGGCTACACTATTTGGCAATACCCGTGATGGTCGTTTCCAGGATAACAACATTATTGAACTACCAAGCAATGAAGGTTCTGAAGGCCTGAAGACCTTGGTACAGGAACTCATTACTTGGAAGCCAGACACTAAGAACCCAACTGACGTTGTTATGGCTTTATGGTTTGCTGTAATTCGTATCAGAGAAATGATGCAGCGCTCAAGCCAAGCATCACAGTACGCAAGTAACAGATGGGCAACACGCGCCCAGGTTGAACGCAGATACGCAATCAACTTAGATGACGCATTCGCTGACCAATGGTCACAACAATACAGTTAGGATAACAATGGCATTATCAATGGAACAGGTAGCAGCACGCGTTGAAGCGTTGCGCTATCGTAATAGCGAGCGCGATGCTCGTAACCAAGATGTCCTTGCAGTCCGCAGAGGTCAAATCTCACAGGTTTACCCTGACTTCTTTCCAGACGGAGTAGACGCTAACGTAGTTGCTAACTTCATTGATGTGGTAGCACGCGACCTATCCGAGGTCATGGCTCCACTTCCAGCAGTAAACTGTTCGGCGGCTAACTCTGTCAGTGACAAAGCACGTGCTTTTGCTGATAAGCGTACCCGTATTGCATCGAACTACTTCTCACACTCTGACCTATCAGTACAGATGTACTCAGGTGCAGACTGGTATCTCACATATGGTTTCGTTCCGTTCATGATTGAATTGGACGAAGAAGCAAAGATGCCGCGTATTCGCATAGAAAATCCGATTGGGGCTTACCCAGAATTCGACCGCTATGGACGCTGCGTTGCATTTGCTAAGCGTTACTTAATGACACTTGGAGAACTGGTTTCTCAGTTCCCTGAGTTCGAGCGTGAACTACTTGGCGCTAATGGATACAAGCAAGACTTGTACTCACAGGTAGAAATGGTTCGGTACTATGATAAAGACCAATCACTAATTTATTTACCAACCAAAAAGAATTTAGTTTTATCTTACGCGGCTAATCCCCTTGGTAAGATGATGGTTGTCGTGGCGCGTAAGCCATCTATTGATGGTGAACTGCGTGGACAATTCGACGACGTACTAGGTATTCAACTTCTTCGCAACCGTTTCGCCTTATTGGCTATGGAAGCAGCGGAGAAAAGTGTTCAAGCACCAATTGTATTACCTCAAGACGTACAAGAACTCCAGTTGGGTGGCGATGCGGTTATCCGTACCGCCAACCCTGCTGGCGTTCGTCGTGTCGAATTAAACATTCCAGCAGGCGCGTTCACAGAACAGAACCTACTTAACCAGGAACTTCGCTCAGGTACTCGTTACCCAGAAGGACGTTCAGGTAACATTGATGCAAGCATCGTTACTGGTCAAGGCGTGCAAGCACTCATGGGTGCATTTGATACACAGGTCAAGTCAGCACAGGCAATCTTTGCATCTGCTCTACGCGATGTAATTAGCATGTGCTTTGAAATTGACGAGAAGATGTATCCAGAAGAAAAGACCATTCGTGGTGTAGACTCTGGTTCTCCATACGAGATTACATACAAGCCATCAAGAGATATCAAGGGCGACTTCTCTGCAGATGTGCGTTATGGTATGCTTGCGGGTCTTAACCCAGCACAGGGACTTATCTTTATGCTACAGGCTCTAGGTGGCGGTCTTATCTCTAAGGATATGGCTATGCGTGAACTACCATTTACAGTTAACGTAACACAGGAACTTGAAAAGATTGAAATTGAAAACATGCGTCAATCACTTCTTGGCGGTATCACCGCTATGGCGCAGGCTATCCCAGCGATGGCTACATCAGGTGGTAATCCTTCTGATATCGTAACTAAGATTGCAGGAGTTATTACTGCTCGTCAAAAGGGTGTAACCCTTGAGGATGCTGTTGCAGAAGTATTCGCTCCACAGCAACAAGTTCCTCCTGTTGGGGCTGCACCTTCCCCTGTTGAGCAGCCGTCCCCTGTTCCAGGCGCGGCTCCAGCAGGAGGCCTTCCACCAGAAGCAGGCATGATGGGTATGCCACCAGCAGAACAAGCACCAGATATTCAAACAATTTTATCTACCCTAAGTGGTAGTGGTAAAGCAACGGGACGAGTAACAACTAGGGGATAAAATGACTACGTTAGTAGCGATACAGGGTGACGGATGGTCGGTACTAGGGTGCGATTCCCGATTGAGCGACGATAATGGACGCTTTCAAATAAGCAAGACACCAAAGATTGTAGAAAACAATGGTGTATTGATTGCAGGTTGTGGTTCATCTCGCGCAAGTAATGTGTTACACTATGGCTATGTACAACCTAAGCCAACTGTAAAAGAAGATTTGAATACTTACATGACACAGAAGTTCATTCCGCAGATGCGTAAGAACTTTGTTGATGCAGGCATTGATATGAAAGAGGACGGCGATGTTGCGCAAAATGAAGGTGGATTCCTCGTTTCCATCAAGGGTCAAGTTTTTTCGATTTCTGATGATTACTCTTGGGATACCGATGTTCGTAATGTATATGTTATGGGTAGCGGTGGTGATGTCGCCCTCGGTGCATTGGCAGCGTTGGGTGTGGAAAAAGTAAAGACAGTTAATCAAGCAGAGACAATGATTCGTAAAGCAATTGCTATTGCAATTCAATATGATAACATGTGCTCTGAACCAATTCATACATTTAGACAATTTAAGTAGGAGGAACAATGGTCAGTGGAGGAATGCGCCCAGGTGCGCCACAGAACAACCCTGCCAACGTTTCAGGCACAGGCGGTGCTGGACAAAGTGGTAACTACACAGGCTTTGCCTATGGACAGAATCAAGCAGTTAACCAACAGCGTATTGAAGGTAATCAAGCAGTGGCATCAACTCAAGCAGCAACACCTAAGCCAGAAGCACCTTACGGTGGAATGAATTTCCCAGAACTTGGCACGCTATTTGACCCAGATACTAACCCAATGGAACCTATGTCTACAGGTGTAGACTTTGGTCGTGGTGCAGGTTCAGAAGCATTGCCTAAAGGCTTACAAAATAACACTCGTCCAGACGAGAATGCTATGATTGCAAAGCAATATCTACCAGATTTGGTAATTGCTGCACAGTCTAAGGATGCTCCAGACTCATTTAAGCGTTTCGTTAACTTTTTAATGGCACAATAATGGCAGATGTAACATTCATGCCTGGTAGTTTCTTTGATAACGTAGACAAGTTTGCAACTTCACTTGGTTATCAGAATGCAGGAATAGTATTTGAACTTGCACTAATCCCTTGGAAGTCAATAGATGACCGCGATGCTTTTATTATGGGCGTTACTGGCGAAGATGTCAAGGGCGGACGAGAATATAATTACATTAAACGAGATTTCTAGGAGGTAGCAATGGCTTGGTGGAATGATTTCACAACCTCTATTGCTGCAATACCTACGGCTCTTAAGAGACTTACAGGTGGCGGAAACTACCTCAGTGATGAAGAACGAGTAAAAGAAGAAGTTCTTCACAATACCGTAAAAGATGCACTACGTGGCATTGATACAGGACTAAGTAATGTTCCTGGATTCGGTATTGGTAAGAAGGTAGTTAAGGGTGTTGGAGATAAATTACTCCAGGGCGCAGTTACTCTCAACCAAGAAGTTCTATCACCATACATTTTTCGTCCAGTATCAACTGCTGCACTTCTTACAGACTTTCAGTCTCCCCTTTACAAAAAGGGTCAATACGAAGAAGGCTTTCAGTTTGACGATGTAAAGGCTGCATACAACCGCAGCGCCAAGGTATCTATTGGTCAAGCGCTTACAATGTCAGATATGACACCTATCAGCGGTCTTGCAGCAGTAGTTCTACCTATGGGTGGACTAGATGTTAATAAGATTGATTTGTGGAATGACGAAAGTCTTAAGCAAAACTTTGTAGATAACGCAGTTGGTCGCTGGTTTACTGGTGTAACTGACTTTGCAGTTGGTAACGTTGCCCTTGGTGGCGTAGGACGTGCAGGAGTTGCTGCTGGTAAAGTAGGTTTTGGTAAGGCTGGTCTTTATACTAAGAACAAGACTGTAGACCAATTAGCATTGGATATGGAAAATGGTATCCAGTATGCTAAGACTAACGGTGCTATGGGTTCTCAGACAGTATCAGGTAACCATGCAGTTGTACTTGCAGAAAGCAAGGACTGGGGAGTAATCACCAATCTTGTAACTAAGTACAGTACTAACGAAAAACTTATTCCGCTTATTCATGAAGCAACAGATGCTGATGCAATTAAAGACTTACTACTTGCAGATAAGGGTAATGTTGCTGCATTAGAACGTCTTGCAAATACAGCACCAGATAAGTTATTTGACCTATCAGGTACATCGTCTCAACTACAGAACAAGTACTTGCAGAATGGACAGACCTATATTCCAGAAGGTCCAGCAGTCCCACGTTTGAAGTCTGCATATGAGTCTGCTATTGCTAGCGAGCCACAGTTTGTAAAAATTCGTGACGCATTCTTTGACCCTGACTATAGCCTAACTCCTGGTGGTAAGTTATACAACCCAATGGAGCCAGTAATCGGCAAGGCTGCAGCAATCCGCGCAGGCGAGAAGATTCGTGAGTTTAAGTCCGTTGCAGCATACCGTGAGTTTGACAAGTTTGCTGACATCTTTGAGACTAAACTTGGTAAGGGTCTAGGACGTGCAACTGTACGTCTAGTAAAGTTTGGTACACGCCAAGCAGAATACAAGCCACTAGGCTTTGTTACATTCTCTGGTGTACGCCCACTTGATGGTCGTGTAGAACTTAATGCTTTCCTTAATAACCTTAAGATATTCCAAGATGGTGCAAAAGATATTGAAATTGCCCCAGGAGTAACTGCAAGAGTAGCAGATGTTCGTCGTGAGTTTGAATCACGTTACATGAATGCTCTTGGAAAGAATGAAGTAGAAGTACTTGACAGCATTGATGAATCAATCGGTCGTATGCTTGCATACAAGGCTGGTATCTATGATGAGCGTGAGATTTCAGCACACATCCGTTCATTCCGTGGTAACGTAAACCGTGGTATTGAATCAGTAAAGCAAAATGGCTTTGGTATTGGTCATGATGGTAGCCAGATTCTGGTAGACCCACAGACTATTCGTCAGATGACTGAATCATATCGCTTTACACCGTGGGATGCAATTGAAAGTCAGTTCATTGCAACTGCTGAAAAGAGTGCTCTAAAGGCTGGCGTTCGCGCTACAGCAAATCTTGGTCAGCAAGTATTCCGTGACCTTAACCGACTATGGACATTTGACGTACTTGTACGCCCTATGTACATCGTTAAGCAGTCACTTGGTGAGCCTATCGTTAGTGCAACTATTGCACAGGGTATGGAATTTCTATGGCAAGACGTAGCGAATATCTCTACTAATGCACTACGTAACCTAGGTAACTGGGGTATGGGTGTTGGAAGTAAGATTAAAAACCGCAAAGAACGTATTGCTGTTAATAAAGCAGTTGCGGATAAGAAGCAAATGTATGCTCGCGCAGCAGCAATTAAAGATAATGCACAGGCTTCATTGGAAGACCTACTATCTGGTAACACATCACCTGCAACTAAAGCACAGCATTTAACTGCAGCACGCGAAGCGCTTAAGTCAGCATCATCTATTCTAGATGAGATTGAATTAGACCTACGTTCTGCCGTAGTACCATTAGGTGTTAAAGAGGCAATTCCAGGTGTCACAACACTAGAGCGTCGCATTGCATTCCTAGAGTCTAAACCTGCATCTGCAGCAAAGGCAACAGAGATTGCAGCAGCAAAGGCTGCTATTGCTAACTACAGAAACGTCATCAACAAGATGGCAACTAATAAGCAAGTTATTATTGATGCTGACAACGCAGTTGCTGCAGCATATCAGAATATTGACAATGTTCTTAATGAACTAGGTCCAGCACTTAAGGAACAGGCAGATGTCTGGGGTAAGAGTGCAAAGTTTAAGAAGCGTTACTATGCTAGAGAATCACAGTATCGTATGGTTAATGGTCAGTATATGGCAATTGATTCATTCGTCACTGGAGATAAGAACTTTAGCGCAGCAATTCGTGCAGAAGTAAGTAACGCACGTACAACTGACATCAACTTCCTGGGTGAATTATCTGTTGGAACTCGCAAGGCTCTTATAGAGCGCAAGATTCCACTAGATGTAGTACGCGTATCAGACCCACTATACTTTGGTGAGTTAGAATACATTGCTAACCGCGTAATGCGCGGAGACCCACTTATTGATTTAATTCTAGGTAACACACCAATTGCCGAACTACAACGTTGGGCATCTAGCAGCGCTGGTATTCAATACCTACGTGCATTTGATGTGTTTGACCCTAAAGAAGTTAACTCATATCTTGCAGACAAGATTGCATTAGTTAACCGCACATTCCCATCATTTGAGGCACGTGCAGCGATACTACAGCGCGAAGTCACAGGACAAGAACTACAAACATGGCTTGCGCCTTACATAGATGAACTGTACGATATCGTACCAAGTAACTACAACTATGGTTCAGCAAACATGGGCGTTGGTAGATATGCAGATTTAAGTAATGCTGTAAACAACTCTGCTGCAACAATTTTCCGTAAGATGGCTAGTTTTGAAAACCCTATCCGTAATGCGTTCTTTGATAACGTTGCACTAGATGTAATGGCTCGCAAAGCAGAGTACATGATTCAACAGGGTATCGAAATGACACCTGCACGTTGGAACGCATTGCGTCAATCTGCTGGTCGTGAAGCAATCCAGGAACTTGAGAAGACTGTTTACACAGTACGTCGTGAGAACCGCTTGCTACACAATGCACGTTTTGCCGTGGCATTCCCAACAGCAACAGTTAATGCTTTCTACCGTTATGGTCGACTCGCAGCAAAGAACCCAGTTCGTGCTACACAGTTTGCATATAACTATGGACGAGTATTCCAGAACTTTGGTGTAGATGAGAACGGTAATCCAACCGAGAACCTAGCAGATATGACACACCTAATCCTTCCAGGAACCAAAGAAATGGGTCTTGGATACATGGATGAGGGTATTGCTCTAAACTCTAAATCTCTTGGATTCTTACTTAACCAGCCATCTCCATCGTTTATCACAGCACTATCTGTTGGTAAGGTAATGCAGAAGTTTCCTGGTACCGAAGAAGGTATTAGAGAAGCGCTGACTGTCAATGGAACTAATTACTTTGATGTTATCTTTCCTTTCGGAGCGCCAACATCTCTAACCAAGCAGTTAACTCCTCCTTGGGCTAACTCACTATGGAATGCCGCAACTGGTAATCAAGGTAAAGCAGATTACCTAGCATCGTGGCGTTCAGTCTATAACTATCACAAGATGTTAGTTGAAACTGGCGTTACAGACAAGTTCCCATCAGACAAAGAGATTGAAAGAGAAGTAAAGGCTCTATGGACTGAAAAGTTCATCTCAGGCTTTGCTTCTATTACTGGTGTACCTTTCAAGGTAGAAACTAACCCTATGCGTATGTCAACTAACTTGTACTACAAGTTGCTTGATAAGTATGACAAGTTGGGTTATGGAACACAGCAGGCACGTGATGCCGCAGGCGATGAGATGCTTGCTATTATGGGTCCTAAGTTCATGCTTGACCGCATTACCTTTACTGGTTCTACAAAGAATATCAGCATCCCAGCAACATACGAAGCATATGAGCGTGTGTTCAAGGATAACGATGAACTAGTTGGCAAACTTGCTGCAATTGAAAAGGGTGACGTTGGATTGGTAAGTCTATTGACTGCCGACCTAAGTAGAAACCCAGCAGAGCAATCAACCAACATTCTTTCTATCTTAAGTAGCCCTAATCTTGTTCTTCCTGGTACTAGCAAGCGCATCAATGACTTCAAGTTAACACCTCAAGAAGTTGAACGCGAGCGTATCAAGCAGCGCACATGGGACCAGTACAACTTGGTTCGTGATGCATTAGAGGCTAAGATTACTGATGGCAAGACACTACGTGCTCACCCAGAACTCAAGGCTCCACTAGAGCAATTAGTAGAGACTACATTTAAGAATCAAAGCCAAGCATGGTATGATGAGTACCAACTATCTGCTAGCGGAGATACATCTTACAAGTATGCTCGAGCATTAACTCTTATTACAGAAGACCCTAAGTTTATGGGTAAGCAACAGAACAATCAGTTCTGGAAAGATGCTCAGTTATTTATGAAGGCACGTAACATCTTTGTTACATTCTATCAATCATTACCAGATTATGACCCTCGTAAGTCTGTAATTCGTAATGGGTATAACCAGTGGGTTGCTCAATATGTAAAGCAGTGGGACCCTAACTTGGAGACTCTTATCAAGAATTACTTCGATAACGACAGTTTGAAGGCGGTTAACTAATGGCAGAAAAATCAGCAACACCTAACCAGGATGCACAAGATGCTTCTATCTTGGCTAGTATTGCGCCATTTTTGGCAAGCCTACTTGCAGAAGATACTGGTAAGGGTGGACCAACAGATACATCACAGTCTTCAACTCAAACATCTGTTACTAAACTAACTTACAACTCAGCCAAGGCGCTTCTTGAAGCCGCCATGAAAGAGGCTGACTTTGTAGGTAAGTTAACACCAGATGATATCAAAGACTTCATGAAGGCTTTTGAGACAGAGCAGAATAAGCAAATCGAAAAGATTGTTACATCTGCTCGTACTCAAATTAAGCCTGGCGCAACTGCTGAGGCACAGAAGAAAGTTATTGAATCTGTTGCTCGTCAAGAGTTCCCATCATTCTTTAAGCCTACTGACTTTGCAAAGAACTTTGTATATTCAAAGATTGATTTCAAAGATGAAAGCAAGTTAGGCGCAAAAGCACTTGCTGCTTTTGGCAAAGTTCGTGGCTTGGTTGACGCATTTCAACTTCTTGGTGTTACTGAGAATGACATGCGTGTTGCAGCAAAAGAAATTGCAATGGGTAATAAGACTATAGAAGACTACAATGTAGAACTGCAGCGAATTGCTAGCAAAGAGTATCCACAGTTTGCAGACCGTTTTGCTAAAGACCCAACTTTAACTACATATGACATTGCTTCTCCTGTTATCAACATGTTAGCAAAGACATGGCAAATGGACCCAAAGACAGTTAAAATGGATAACCCATATGTAATGTCATATCTTAACTATGCAGGTCCAGATGGAAAGGGACAACAGCCATCATATTATGATTTATTGATGAAGGCTAAGAATGACCCTAAGTACGACCTCACACAAGAAGCAAATGAGAACGCACGCGATGCAGCAGTTGAACTTTCAAGAGCGTTAGGATTTGGAGTATAATGTCAAGAGATGCAGCAAATGATGCACGCTTGGCGGCTGCCGCTAAAGCCGCTGCCGCAGCAAAAACATTAACGCAGGCAGAAATTGATGCTATTACCGCAAAGCAGGTTGCTGCTGGTGGTAAATCTACTGACCCTAATAATAGAATTAAAGAAATTAACGAAACTGCATCACAAGCCAATGCTCGTATTACTGCTGGATATAAAGACCAGCCTAAGCCAGAGTTAACAAAAGAAGGCGCTGCAGCAGGTGCAACAATTGAATTTGTACGCACAGGTGCGGGTGGAGTTGGAAAGTTTCAAGAGGTATTTCCAATTGGCACACCAATTCCAGAAACACGCACAACTGAATCTGGCAATGTTTATGATGCACAAGGTAAGTTAGTATCTGGTACAGGACTTAAGAAAACTGGTACTGGTGTTCCAGTTGTTCCAACAACTCCAGTAACTCCAACAACTCCAGTAACTCCAACAACTCCAGTTGTTCCAACTGACCGACCAATCGGTACTCCTCCAGCATTTGTATTTGACCCAGTGTCAAAGACTTACAAGATGCCAGCAAAGCCTACAGAGGCAGGCAATTGGACTTGGGACAATATTGAGGGTTGGACTAACACTCTTGTAAATCCTGGTGCAACTGGTTTTGAAACTGGTAGCGAAAGAACGCTTGCTCAAGATACTTTTAAGAATACACTTGCACTATACTTTGGTCCAAAAGAAATGGCAGAACCTTGGGCTAATGCATTATTCAAGGTTATTTCACGTTACTATAAGAGTGGTTCAACAATCCCTGAATCCCTCAATTTGGCATTACAAGATGCACGCAATAATCCAGAATTAGAACCTTTCACAAAGCGTTTTGCTGGTGTTTATGCACTGCAAGACCGCCGAGCAAGAGGCGAAGCAATCGATGTACCAACCATTGCAGAGTTTTTTAAGACGCAGGAAACTGTTGGCGATAAACTACGTCAAGTTGGTTTAGGTGATTTGGCAACTAATGAGATTCTTGGTGAAGTACTTGGAACTGGAAAATCTGCTACTGCAATCTTAAATCTTGTTGACAATGTATTTAATACTATTGACAATGCACCAGAGCAACTTAAGAAAGACCTGCAGGTAGTTGCACCAGGAATAGACAGAACATCTATTGCTAAAGCACTTCTACTTGGCAAGCGTGGAGCAGAAGAACTACAGAAGCAGATTAAGCAAGTTAGCGTATTGTCTGCTGCTAAGTCACAAGGTGTTACTATTAGTGAAGCACTTGCTTCCGACCTTGCTGCAGGTGGTGCTGAATACGGTACTTCACTTACTAACTTTGGTACAGTTGCGAAGGGCGCACAGCCTTTCCAGAAGTTAACTGAAATCAGCACAGGTCAGGCTGTTAAGCCTGTTAATGCTCAAGAGACTCTAATCAAGTCATTGTTCCAGCAAGATGTAAAGGCACAAGAGCAGATTCGTCTAGAAGCAGAAAAGGAAGCAGCACGCTTCTCTGGCGCTTCTGGAACATTTGGTTCACGAAGCCTAGCATCACGCAACAGAGCAAACAGAACAATATAATAGAATCCTGAGTGGACCCATCGGCCCCACCAGTGTAATAGACCGACAGTAGGAGCCAGACCATTTCCCCGAATGGATACTGAGGCCTGCGAACTAACTACGAATAGAAGGGTGGCGTTGCTATGAGCAACAACTACTGGGACGACGAAGACGATGACCTAGATACAATCGAAGAAGCACCGATGGATGGAAGCGACTTACTTAAAAAGTTGCGTAAAGCCAAGCGTGCAGACGAAAAGCGTATCAAAGAACTTACAGAGCAACTTGAAGGATTCTCCAAGGCGCAGCGTGAGGCAATTGTCAAGTCGACACTAGAAAAGAAGGGTGTCAATCTTAAGGCAGCCCGTTTGGTAATGAAGGACTTGGAAGACATTAACGAGGAGTCAGTTTCTAACTGGCTTGATGATAATGCCGACCTCTTCGGACTAACGGTTGCAGAAGATTCAGAAGTTAACCAACAGGACCGCGCAGCGTTGCGCAACCAAGATATGGTTACACAGAATGCTTTGACACCAGACCGAGCAAACGATATTGAATACAGAATGTCCCAAGCAACATCCGAAGAGGACATACTAGCAATTCTTCGCTCGCAACAATAATATCCGTTCATAGTCACTTGGAGGTGACCGCATATGCCTAATGCATATACATCCACAGGCTCTACCACTCTTGGTGGTACAGTTGGCGGTGCAGGTCTTGTACAGAAGGCGTACGACCGTCTTCTAGAGTTCGCACTCCGCGCCGAACCACTAATTCGTTCAGTCGCAGACAAGACTCCAGCACAGCAATCAATTCCAGGTTCAACAGTAGTTCTACAGAAGTACGTTGACCTAAACGCAGTAACAGACACACTTACAGAGACAGTTGACCCAGATGCAGTAGCATTGTCAACACCTAACACAGTTACAATTACTCTTAACGAGTACGGTAACTCTGTTCTTGTAACACGTGCTTTGGAACTATTCTCACTTGCAGACGTTGACCCAGCAATTGCTAACGTAATCGCTTTCAACCTTGCAGACTCAATCGATAAGGTTGCAATGACCACACTTAACGGTGGAAGCAACGTAATCTACGGCGGTTCAACCGCTACGTCAACAGCGACAATCACATCTGCTGCAACACTAGATTCAGCAGACATCCGTCGCGCAGTTGCTAAGTTGCGCTCAAACAAGGCTGCATACCGCAAGGGTTCACTATACTGGACAGGTATCCACCCAGAAGTTTCACACGACCTTCGTGCAGAGACAGGCGCAGCAGGATGGCGCGACCCACACAATTACTCAGCACCAGATAACATCTGGGCAGGAGAAATTGGACAGTACGAAGGCGCGTTCTTCGTAGAGTCACCACGTTTGTACTCAACTAAGTCTGGTGCAGACCAGTCAGCATTGGCTACAACAACAGCAACAGTTGCAGGAACATCAGCAGGATTTACTATTGGTGTTGCTTCATCATCTGTTATTGCATCTCGCGCCGAAGTTGGCGACAAGATTGCTGCAACAGGTATTGCATCTGGTGCAAAGATTACTGCTATCTCAACAAGTGGTTCAACAACAACCATTACAGTTGACACAGCAAACACTGGAGCAGTAACAGTTGGAGCGACAGTAACTGTAACTCCAGTAACTCGCGTATTCTCTACAATCGTATGTGGAAAGCAAGCAATGGCTCAGGCTGTTGCAGAAGAGCCACACACAGTTATCGGACCAGTCGTTGACAAGTTGATGCGTTTCCGCCCAATGGGTTGGTACGGCGTACTCGGCTTTGCACGCTACCGTGAAGAAGCACTGTATCGTATCGAAACAGGCTCATCAATCGCTGCTCTCTAGTAGTTAATTGACGGGTGGGCAGAGGGAAACCTCTGCTCATCAGTAAGTTCACTAAGGAGGACTAATGGCTACTTGGCTATTCAAAACACCAACAGTACAAGAAGGTCCTATAGGCGGAGCACGCCTATTCTACTTTTACAAAATGGACGTTGGCGTATCAGTGGTAAAACAAGAAGGTGTCTACTATCTTGCACGATACTTAGTAGATTCTGACATTCCAACCTACGAAGAAGTCTATCGTGGTGGAAGAAACTATGAAGTAAGTGATGAGACTAAGGCTGCTTTAATTGCAGCAGATATTGATATTACAGAAGCAAACTTCACAGAAGTGTAGGGACAATGGAACACGAACATATTAGTAAAGTACTTAAGTGGGGCTACAGGCTAGAAGATGGGGACATGGTTCCCTTCTCTGCTTTGTATGGTTGCACCCAGTGTGATGCCACATCAGAAGAACCATTTCCGACTACCGATGTGTTTGTAGACCACACTAAGTGTGGACCTGAATGTTTTGGCTGTAAGGCTAAAAATCTACAACTTAATGCAGGAGATGCAAAACGACCTATTTCTGATAAGAAGTGGGTTGGCGAGTTGAATGCCTATAAAGATGCAAGAGCACAAGGTATCCAACCAGCAGGAACAACACATAGACACATCCAGCAGGCATATGCTGCTAGTGAGGCTCTCAATAAGCCTTACGATGCTAACACGATGCCCAAGGCGCAAGACATTAACAAAAAATCGGTTGAAGTACTCAAAGAAGTGGGAGCAATATAATGCCAATGGTAGGAAACAAAGAATTCGCTTATACAGCAAAAGGTATGGCAATGGCTAAGGCTGAGGCTAAGAAGTCAGGCAAGCCAATGAAGAAGGCAGTTAAGAAGACAGCAAAGCGTGTAGCAAAGAAGTCTTCAATGGTACGTAAGAAGGGCATGTAATCATGGCAGCAGCAAAGAAGGCAGTGGCCAAGGGTTCAGTTGCAAAGACATTTGATGTCAATAAGTTGATGCCAAAGATGACTAAGCAAGATGCAGCAAGCCTTGCAATGCTAAAGAAGAAGTATGGCGCAAATGTTTACAAGAGTTACGACAAGTAATAATGGCAGTCAAGAAGAAAGCAGCAAAGTCTAAAGTAAACGCTGCTGGGAACTATACCAAACCTGGTATGCGTGCCTCACTCTTCAAAAAGATTAAGGCTGGTTCCAAAGGTGGAGACCCTGGTGAATGGTCTGCACGTAAGGCACAGTTGCTTGCAGTTCAATACAAGAAGGCAGGCGGAGGCTACAAGTAATGGCACTGGCTAAATCACAGCAGTCACTTAAGAAGTGGACTGCACAGAAGTGGAAGACTTCTGATGGCAAGCCATCTAAAGGTAAGAAAAGATATTTACCAGCAGCAGCATGGTCAGCGTTAAGTCCTGCAGAGAAAGCAGCAACTAACAAAGCCAAGGCTAAAGGTAATGCTAAAGGTAAGCAGTTTGTAAAGCAACCTAAAGCAATAGCAAAGAAAACAAAGGGCTATAGATGAAAGACTCAAGATTAACTCGGGCTGGTGTCGCAGGCTATAACAAGCCAAAGCGTACACCCAGTCACCCTACTAAGTCACACGTTGTTGTGGCTAAGGTAGGTAGCCAGGTAAAGACCATACGTTTTGGACAACAAGGCGTTTCTGGCTCACCTAAAAAAGCAGGAGAATCTGCATCCTATGCAGCACGAAGAAAGTCTTTCAAAGCAAGACACGCAAGCAATATATCCAAAGGTAAAATGAGTGCCGCATATTGGGCAGACAAGGTGAAATGGTAATGGCAAAGATTAAAGTCTCACAGAAGACAATTGATAATATTAAGAAGATGGGTATGACAAAGACTCTTGAATCACTAAAGAGTATCGGTCAACCTGGAGGACGTAACGTCCCAGCAAGCAAAGAATTTATTGAAGGTGCTCGCCGTATGTACGGCACACGTGTAGATAAGTATCTACCAGCAAAGTCAACATCAGCAGATGCTGCTCGTTCAAAAGCAATGAATGTCAAGCCTGCGACTAAGGCTGCTGTTAAGTCTGTATCTACAAAGGCTCCAGCAAAGAGCAACACTAAGTCAAATGTAATTAAAGGAACTCTTGGAACAGCAGCAGCACTTGGTGTGCTAGCAGCATCAAAGGGTAAGGGTGCATCAGTAGCCGCTAAGATGTCACCAGGACTTGCAAAGTCAGCAGTAGGTCGCGCTCTAGTTGGTTCAACACCAAAGGTATCACCTGCTATGGTTGCAAAGATTAAAGCAGCACAGGCTGCAAAGGCTGCACCAGCAAAGGTTACAGTTGGACCTAAGGGTTCATTCGGTAAGACTACATTGCAGCAGGCTAAAAAGGGTGTAGGTACAGCATCGGAGTATGCAACCAAGGCTGGACAAGCACAAGCACGTGCATCCATCAAGGCACCTACTGCAGATGCAGCACGCGCTGCTGCTGATAAAGTAACTGTTGGTAAGAAGGGCTCTTTTGGTAAGACAACACTTACTAAGAAGAAGGCTGCTTCAACATCAACAACATCTAACAAGCGCAAGTAATTTAAGAAAGAGGTCCAAGCATGGCAAGCATTCCTGGTTTATCATTCTGCGCTGAACTTAATCGTTTAGCAAATGGTGGAGATTATCCACTAATGACTGCGTTCAAAGAATCGCAGGGTGCTGCCAATGCCTGGGCTGGAACATCAGGCAAAGGCTTAATCGCCGCTCTCAACTATAAGGCTGATGCAAATCGTCAACCTAATAACTTTAAGAATCTCAATGCTATCTGTAATGAATTAGCATCTACTACTGGACTATCTGCTCTTGCAGCGTTAAGGACTATCAATGCCTAATTTGAATGATATGATTGATGAAGTGCTCATCAACCTTGCAGGTTATACATACCAGCAAGACAGAGCAACTTACATTACTGAGAACGTAAGTGATAGTGCATCTACTATTGCTAATCCAGTAATCCTACAGTTGGCTTCTACTGACAACATCGGTAAGGGTACAATTGAAATTGGTGAAGAGTTAATCTGGCTAGATTCATTTGACCGTGTATCTAACACAGCAACCGTACCACCTTGGGGTCGTGGCTATCTAGGTACAAGCAAGGCATCGCACACTGCTGGTGACAAGGTTACAATCACACCAACCTTCCCACGCTATGTTATCAAGAAGGCAATCAATGATACTATCGCAGCCTTTGGCGCGACTATCTTTGCAGTCAAGACAACAACATTCGTATTCAATGCAGCACAGACAACGTATGCATTTAACAACTTAAACATTCACAATATCATGACAATCATGTGGCAGGACATTGGACCTTCTCAAGAATGGATTCCGATTCGTCACTGGTCATGGGATGCGCTAGCATCTAGCACAGCATTTGGTGCTGGAGCACAGACAGTAACAATTGGTGACTATGTACAACCTGGTCGCACAATCAAGGTTGTCTATGCAACAGACCCTGAACCATTTACAACAAATACAGAAGACTACTCAACACAAACTGGTCTGCCAAATTCCACACGGGACGTAGTAATTCTCGGCGCATCATATCGTCTTCTTACATATCTTGACCCTGCACGTGCTGCTCAAGTTAGCCCACAGGCTGATGAGACAGATAGCAAGCGTCCGTTCGGTGCTAGCGGTACTGCTACCAAGCAGTTGTACGCTTTGTTCCAACAGCGTCTTCGTGAAGAAACAGATAGACTGCAAGCCCAATATCCAATTCGCGTTCACTACAGCCGATAGGTAACTAAATGACAACAAGAAAATACTCCTCTCGCTCCCAGCAAACTACGCTAGCAGCAGGTATTACAGATACAGCCACAAGTTGTACAGTAGTATCTGGCTCAGCATTACTTGGTGGAGCAACCGTCCCTGCTGGTACAACATTTACTGTTGTCATTGACCCAGATACAGCGCTTGAAGAAATTGTAGATGTCACGGTTGTTAGTACTAACGTATTAACAATTACCCGTGGCGTTGAGAATGCTGGTACTGGACAGGCTCACTCCGCTGGTGCTGCTGTTCGCCATATGGCAATTGGTCGTGACTTCCGCGAAGCCAACCTTCACATTGAAGCAACTGGTGGATACAACGATGGTACTGGCGCACACACCATGCATGGTATTGCAGCAGGTGAAGGCGACGTTGTAGGTACACTTAAGACTCAGACTCTTACTAACAAGACTTTAACATCTCCTACTATTACTAACCCAAGCATCTCTGGTGCTGGTGTAGATGCAAGCATTGTCTTTGAAGGCGCAACACCAGATGCCTTTGAGACTACGCTTACAGTAGTAGACCCAACTCAAGATAATACAGTTACACTACCTAATACAACTGGTACAGTAGTAATTGCTAACGCAGCACAGACATTAACCAACAAGACTATTGACATGACTGGTGTAACACTTACTGGTCTATCCTCAGCAGGTATGTCAGTATCATCTGCTACACCTAAGAATTACGTAGATAGCATTCTAGGTTCTGCAACTGCAGCATCTACTAGTGCAGCATCTGCAGCCACTAGCGCAGCATCTGCTGCTACATCTGCAGGAAGTTCTGAAACATCAGCAATTGCTTCAGCAGCCTCTGCAACTACCTCAGCGAGTTCTGCAACAGCAGCAGCGACAAGTGCTACCTCAGCAGCAGCCTCTGCCACAGCAGCGGCAACTAGTGCAACTAGTGCAGCAGCAAGTGCAACCACTGCTGCTAACTCAGTAGCCACAATTGCAGGGTACGCAACATCTGCAGCCAACTCTGCTACTGCTGCAGCAACTAGCGCAACAAGCGCTGCTTCCTCTGCAACTGCTTCTGCTAATAGCGCAACTGCTTCTGCTTCATCAGCAACGGCCTCGGCTACATCAGCCACAGCATCTGCATCATCAGCAAGTGCTGCTGCAACGTCAGCTTCAAGTGCTGCAACGTCAGCAACAAGTGCAGCGACAAGTGCTACTTCTGCGGCGGCAAGTGCTGCTAGTGCAGCAGCAGCCGTAGCTGCATCATTCGATGCTAAGGGTGATTTGCTAGTAGGTACAGGCTTAGATGCCTTCAGCCCACTAACAGTAGCTGCAACTAATGGATATGTTCTAAGCGTTAACAGCGCAACTGCAACAGGACTTGAATGGGCTGCTGCTAACCCTGGAGATATTACTGGCGTAACCGCTGGTACGGGATTAACTGGTGGAGGAACATCAGGTGCTGTAACAGTATCTCTTGATACATCAAGCGTCTATGTAGTTCCATCTCAGACAGGTAATGCTGGCGAGTTTTTAACAACAGATGGAACCAACGCAAGTTGGGCAGTAGTAGACGCACTTCCATCTCAGACTGGAAACGCAGGAAAATATTTGACTACGAACGGCACAGCCGCTTCGTGGCAATCAATCGTAACCGACCCAACACCGTCAGTATTCATGCTGATGGGTGCCTAAGCAAAGGATATAAACAATGGCAAAGAAAGTACTTGGGCAAGTAAACCCATCTGCAACAACACTTACAACTCTATACACTGTTCCTTCTGCGAAGGAAGCGGTAGTCTCATCTATCTCAGTTGCTAACCTAACTGCAACTGCTGCAACATTTAGACTGGCAGTACGTCCAGCAGGTGCATCAATTGAGAACAAGCACTACATTGGATATGACATCACAGTCGGTGCATCTGACTCAACAATCATTACAGTAGGTCTAACCCTAGCAACAACAGATGTGCTATCAGTTTACGCTTCTACTGCAAATATTGCCTTCCAGGCATTTGGAGATGAGGCTTCGGTCTAATGTCAATCTCTAGTCTTAAGACTGGCGTAGTCTCTCCATCTAGTTTACTGGCTGGGAATACTGCTTATATCCCACTAACCATAACTGGTGGAACATTAACATCTGACTCAACTTATTACTATCGTACGTTTACTTCATCAGGGACTCTTGGAGTCTCTGGTGGAACCTCACCCTTATCTGCTGACATTCTTGTAGTTGCAGGTGGTGGTGCTGGTGGTTGGTTTAACTCTAACGGTGGCGGTGGCGGTGCAGGTGGCTTACGAGCATTTACAAGCCAATCTATTTCAACCAATCAAACCGTAACTGTTGGTGCTGGAGGAAGTGGCGGAGATACACCAACCAACGGAAGTAATTCTACATTTGGTTCACTTTCATCTGCCACAGGCGGTGGATACGGTGGTTATAATTACAATTCACCAACCACGGGCGGTTCAGGCGGCGGTGGTGGTGGTGGGTCAGATACTGGTGCTGCAGGAACAAGCGGTCAAGGTAATGCTGGTGGTAATGCTTCAAGTGCTGGTGGTTCAGGTAACGGCGGCGGTGGCGGTGGTGGCGGTGCTAGCGCTGCAGGCGGAAATGGTGGTTGGAATGGCACACAGCGAATTGGCGGCAACGGCGGCAATGGTTCATCAAGTTATTCATCTTGGGGTTCTGCAACTAGCACTGGGCAAAATGTAGGTGGCACTTATTATTATGCAGGCGGTGGTGTTGGTGGCAAGCGTCCTGCCGACATTGACGGAACACCTGGTTATGGTGGTGGTGGAGCAACTGCATCAGGCGGAACAGCCAACACTGGCGGTGGTGGTGGTGGCAACGGTCAAGGAACTGGTGGCGCTGGTGGCTCAGGAATTATAATTGTTCGATACACAAAATCACAAATCGTATAAGGAGTAACAATGGCTATTAGAAGTCTTAAGACTGGAGCGTTCAGTCGCAGTCTCCTTGTTGGTAATACTGCTTATGACCCAACTCCACCAAGTGTTGATTACTTGGTAGTTGCTGGTGGTGGAGGTGGTGGTAATACTAGTTTTAGTGGAAACGCTGGTAATGGCGGTGGCGGAGGTGGTGGTTACAGAACCGCCACTGGTTTTTCTGTAACTAAAGGAACTTCTTATACGGTAACCATTGGTGCTGGTGGTGGTGCATCTGTGCAAGGTTCTAACTCTGTATTTTCAACTATTACAAGTACTGGTGGCGGTTTAGGAGGAGGAAAACTTTCTTATGGCGGCGACCAGAATGGTGGAAACGGCGGCTCAGGTGGAGGTGGTGCTGGTGAAGGTACTGGCTCAGGTGGCACAGGTACGGCAGGACAAGGAAACAATGGTGCTGCTGGCTTAAACAATGGAAATTTTTTTGCAGGCGGCGGCGGTGGTGGTGCGAGTGCTGCTGGTGCACAAGGAACGGTTAATGCTGGTTCAGGTGGTACTAGAGGTGGCAACGGTGGAAATGGAACAGCATCAGATTACAGCGGTACATCAACTTATTACGCTGGTGGTGGTTACGGTCAAGGCAGGCAATTTGTATCACCATTCGAACAATTAAATGGAACAAATGGTCTTGGTGGTGGTGGTACCGCAAACACAGGTGGTGGTGGATTCTGGAATGCTTCGGGCGGTTCAGGTATCGTAATCATTAAATACTCCAACGCTTATGGAACAGCAGCATCTACAACAGGCAGTCCAACCTATAGCAATACTGGTGGCAATCATATTTACAAGTTTACTGGAAGCGGGAGCATAACTTTCTAATGGCTGTTATCAGTATTAAAAACAAAACTAAAAGTGGCTCGCTGCTTAACGGCAACCCTCCATTTATTCCAAGCAACTTTGAGTCTATTGCTACTGCAACTGGTACAGGCTCATCTGGAACAATAACTTTTTCCAGCATCCCGAGTACTTATAAGCATTTACAAATTAGAGGCATTGGTCGCACGACAACAGCATCGACTGGCTTTGATGACCTCTTAGTTCGATTTAATTCCGACTCGAGTGCTTCTTATACTTATCACGCCTTAACAGGTGATGGAGCAACAGCTTCTGCTTTTGGTGGCACAGCACAAACTTCAGCAATCATTGTCGATGGTCTTTACAGAAACAATGTGACAGCCAACACAATGGCAAGTGTAATTATTGACCTTGCCGATTACGCTGTCACTACAAAGAATAAGACATTACGCACATTTAATGGTGGCGATGTAAATGGCTCAGGAAAGATTTATCTTCAATCCCATTTGTGGATAAACACGGCTGCAGTTTCTTCTATAACTTTGGTTGCTAGTGGCACAAACTTTGGCACTCAGTCAGTCTTTTCACTATACGGAATCAAGGGAGCGTAAATGCCAGCAACATACGAGCCAATCGCTACCACTACTTTAGGCAGTGCAGCAGCATCTATTGCCTTTTCCAGTATTGCAGGAACTTATACTGATTTAAGAGTTGTATTGGTTGCAACAACAACAGTCGCAGATGCAATTTACATTAGGTACAATGGTGACACAGGCACTAATTATAGTCGCACTGTTGTACAAGGTGATGGTTCGACTGCTGCCTCAAGCAGGCAATCTTCAGAAAATTTTATTTATCTAACAAGAACAAACTTAGATACAACTCTGCCACAGTTATTTGAGATAGATGTATTTTCTTATGCTGGTTCTACTAATAAAACTTGCTTAGTCGCATCATCACAAGATAAAAATGGTAGCGGTCTGGTCGTGAGAGAAGTTGGATTATGGAGAAATACATCTGCAATTACTGAGGTTTCATTGAGTAGTTTTAGTTCAACTTTTAAGATTGGCACAACCGCGACTCTGTATGGGATAAAAAATGCCTAGTACCTACACACTCATCTCATCCAATGTCCTTAGCACTACTGCTGCATCTGTTACCTTCTCTGCTATTCCTAGCACTTACACGGATTTAGTTTTGAGGATAAGCGCAAGAAATCCTGATGCAGTATTTGGGCGAGAGTTAAGATACACATTTAATAACAACACTGGCTCTATTTATTCTTATGTTCAATTATCGGGAAGCGGAACTACTGCTGCATCAACATTAGGTTCATCTTTGGCCTATGGTGTTTTAGGTTCAATCAATGGTGGCGGAACTACAGCAAACACATTTGGTTCTATGGAAGTATACATACCAAGTTATTTAGCATCAGCAAATAAACCTTTATCAAGTTATGCAGTAACAGAACTAAATAGTGATGTAAATAATCAAATTAAAATTGAAGCAGATTTATTTAGAAGTACAACTGCTATTTCAAGTATTGAGTTATTTCTAAATAGCGGTAATTTTGACACTGGTTCATCATTCTATCTATACGGCATCAAGAACTCATAAGGAGCAACAATGACAACAGCAATCGAAATCAACTGCACTACAGGCGAGGTCACTGAACGTCCTTTGACAGCCGAAGAAATCGCAGCCAATGAAGCAGCAGCAGCACAGGCAGAAGCAGACCGCCTAGCGGCAGAAGCGGAAGCAACAGCAGCACAGGCTGCTAAGGAATCAGCACAGGCTAAGTTAGCAGCCCTTGGATTAACTGCCGAGGAAATTGCTGCACTATCTAAGTGAGGGATAAGATGGCACACTTTGCACAATTAGATGAAAACAATGTAGTCACACAGGTAATTGTCGTGGCTAACGAAGAACTACTTCTTGATGGGGTAGAGAACGAGACTAAAGGAATTATGTTCTGCAAGTCTCTACTAGGTGATGATACCCACTGGGTTCAGACATCTTA